GTAGAGCCTTTAAAAGATTATTAAAAATGATTAGGCTAGGAACATTAGTAGAACTTTCTGATTATAATGGAGATACTAATAATAATGATATCCAAGTAGAATTAAATGCTATAGAAAATCATGTTTTTAAAATAAGAGATAAGTTAAGTGGCTGAATTAACTAATATACATTTTGAAATTATAGATAGAAATAGACATAGACGACATGAACAAATGAAAAAGCAAGACAAAGAAAGATTTGAAAAGTTAAAACAAATTGGTTGTATTGCTTGTTCTAAAAATGGTTTATTTTCTGAGCCTATAATTCATCATATTAGAAAACATACAGGATTAGGATTAAGACCACCACACGATCAAACTATTCCTTTGTGCCCACAACATCATAATATGGGAAATGAATCAGTACACTTAAATAAGAAAAAATTTGAAGAACTGTTCGGGTCAGAACTTCAATTATTAGACGAAGCTAACGAAAAAATCAAACAACTAGAAAAGGACTATATATTTTATGACAAAGGAAACGAATAAATTTCATGCATTACAATTATTTACAGATACATTTACTGCTGAAACAGTACATTTAAGCAATCAAGCAATAGGAATATATATAAGATTATTAAGCTTTGCTTGGACAAAAAATGCAAAACCATTTACTACTGAATCAGCATACAGGATATGTCAATGTACTGATGGTAATTGTCATACAGATGTTGACGATGTTTTAAAAGAATTTTTTATATTAAATTTTAATGAAGAAACAAATGAAGAATCTTGGACACATAAAAGATTAATACATGAACATGCTTATTTAACAGATAAATATCAAAGAAAGTCAGAAGCTGGTAAAAAAGGTGCAGAAGCAAGATATTCTGCTAATAGCAACATCATAGCACCTATACCTAGTCCTAAACCTATACCTAATATAAATAGAAATGAATACCACCCATCATTTGAATATCTTTGGAAAGGTTTGTTAATCAAAAGAGGAAGTAAATTTAAAGCATATAGATTATTTCATAAGCATCAACCTAATATGCCTAAGATTGAAGAAATTATTAGGATTTATAATAATCAAACGCATAATGTTGAAAAAAAATATATACCACATTTTGCAACTTGGATTAATGAACGTAGATGGGAAATAGAAGAAGATAACGATATGCCAGATTTAGTTGATAGACTTAAAAAACTAGGTTATCAATATTTAGGTAATGAGGGAAATTTTGAAAAATTTACCAAAGATGGTAAAAACTATAAAATTGACATTTATGATGAAAAACATCAAATGCAATTAGTCCAATGATGGCAATATTAAGGATTTTTAAGTATTGCAGAAAAAGGATTATTGCATTAAGTATTGAGAATAAACAATTAAAAATGCAATTAGAATATCTTAGAGCCACATTATACCAAGATGAACATACAAAGCATTAAATATGGCAGAAAAAAGATACAAGTCAGGTTTGAAATATTAAAAAATCTATATGGATATTTTGAAACAGAAAAAGAAATACTTGTGATTGATAGTAGAGTAAAAGGTTTAAGATTATTTAATACAATAATGCATGAATTATTTCATTTAATAATACATTATTCAGGAATCAAGGTGCATGACAAAGGAGAAGAAACTATTGCACAAGTAGTAGGAGATGGCTATGCAAAGATATTTAAACAAAACCCTAATCTTTGGAATATTTTAACTAAACTTATAAAAGGATAAATAATGGAAATACAAGAAATTAATATTGATGAAATTAAACCATACAAAAATAACCCTAGAGAAATTTCAAATGAAGCAGTTGAAAAAGTTGTAAAATCAATTAAAGTTTTTGGATATAATCAACCTATTGTTGTAGATAATGATAATGTTATTGTTGTAGGACATACTCGTTGGAAAGCTTTAAAAAAATTAGGTAAAGAAAAAGTATTTATAATTAAAAAAAACTTCACTAAAAATAATGCTGTTGCTTATAGAATAATGGATAATAGAGCTAATGAAGAATCTAAATGGCAAAATAAATTATTAAAAGAAGAATTAAATTTATTACAAGATGAAAACTTTGATCTTGATTTGACAGGCTTTGATGAAACTGAATTAGATCAATTTTTTTTACCTAAAGATGAAGAAAATAAAATAGGAGATATTGATTTAGATATAGCACAAAATGATGTCAAAATGATTCAAATTTTTTTTAATCCAGAACAAGAAATAAGTTTTAAAGAAGCTATAGAAAAATTATATGAAAAATATAAAGTAGATAATATTTCTGATGCAGTTCTACAAGCAGTTGTAAATGAATCAAATAACAGTTAAACAAATACTTTCAGATGCAGAAATAAAACAACTTGAAGGTAATTTTGTAAATGAAACACATATTGAACATTTAATTACTAAAGATACTTTAATTGTTAATGAAAATAATGATTTAGTTGGTGTACTAATTAAAAATGCAGTAGATAAAAATATTTTAGATTCTTGCAGAACTTCATTTAGAAAAGCTAGTAAAAGATCATCAAATAATAGAGGCATGGCATCAGGAAACCTTGAAAATATTTACAAAGTTGGAGATAAAATTGGAGATAGGGTTATAGGTAAAATTGATGGTTTTAGATATACACCTATAAATATAAAAAATGGAAAATTATCTAATACTAGTTATGCTTTAACTGTTAATAGCAGTACTGTAGGATTTAGTGATCGTTATCCAAGGATACCATATTGTAGAACAACAACTTTTACACAAAAAAATTTACCAGATTATAAAAAAATGATTCCTTATATTTTTAAAGTTAATGAAATTTATAACAAATATGCAAATGAACAGTATGTTAAACAAAAAAAATTAGCTGAATCAACTAATCAAGATTTTATTATTAAAGATACAGCATTCACAACTGTTACTGTTAATAGAAATTTTAGAACAGCATGTCATTATGATAAAGGAGATTATAGAAATGGTATGGGTAATTTAGGAGTTCTCAGTATTGGAAATTATAAAGGTGGTGTAACAGTAATACCTAAATATGGTTTAGGATTAGATGTTAGAGATGGCGATATAGCTTTATTTGATGTCCATGAATTACATGGTAACACTAAACTTGAAAAACGAGGTTATGCTGAAAGAATAAGCATAGTATGTTATTTTAGAGAAAAAATGTTGTATTGTGGAAACTCTGATTATGAATTAAAAAGGGCTAAGAGCAACACAAAAACAATGTTCACAAAAGAAGAAAAAGATAAAGCTGATAAAATATTAAAAGAGATTGATGGCTGATATACACATAGCAATGGCTAATACACTAACAGAAAGTAATATTTATCCTATTTTTATACCATCTAAAAATCGTGAAGATGGGAAAACATTTAACTTACTTAAAGATTTACATTGCGATAAATATATAGTTGTTGAACCACAAGATTTTGAAAAATATCAAAAATACAATGATAATTACCAAATAATTAAAATTGATAAAAATAACCAAGGGTTACCATACGCTAGAAACTTCCTTAAAAAATTTGCAGAAAATAAATATGATTGGTTTTGGCAAATTGATGACGATATTAGTCAATTTTTTGAAACTAAAAATAATAAAAATATTAAAATAAGTCCCGAAAAAGCATTAAATAAAGCACAAGATTTATTTAAAGTGTTGCCTGTAGCATTAGGAAGCTTAGAATATCAACAGTTCGCTTGGAGCCAAAAAAAAGATTTTAAACTTAACAGTTATGCTGATTGTGTAGTTTGTTTTAATACGAAAAGAACTAAGAAGTATAAATACGATAATAAACAACAATTAAAACAAGATAGAGATTTAGTTTTACAAATTTTAAGTGATAAACAATTTACAATGAGAACTTGCAGGTTATCTTTTGGTGCACCAACTATGGGTACTAATAAAGGTGGATTACAATCTATTTATAGAGAAAATAAAGAAAAAGAAGCTGTTGAAAACTTAATCAAAAAGTGGGGTAGCAATTTAATAAAGATTCAAGTAAAAGATCAAAAACATGGAAAACGATATGATGCTAAAATTAATTGGAAGCATTTTAAAGTAAATTTAAACATTTAAAAAGGACATAATGGCACGACCAATGAAAAAAGTAGATGAAGAAGCTATCAAAAAATTAGCCCAATTACATTGCACTTATGACGAAATAGCAGAATTTTCTGGAGTATCTACAAAGACTTTACAAAGGAATTATGTCCACCTTATAAAAAAGGGTCGTGAGATGGGCAGAATAAGTTTAAGAAGAGCACAATTTGAAAAAGCATTATCTGGTAATGTAGTCATGCAGATATGGTTAGGAAAACAACATTTAGATCAAAAAGATAGAATAGAACAAACTACATACAACGAACCCTTGCCATTAATTATTAATGCTAAACCAGATGAAATAGAAGATGTCGAAAAAAAAGGGTAATGTATTCGGTGCAGTTATTGAATACACTAAAACTGAAAAAGGTACATCTATTGGTAGGCGACCTATAACATCTACAATGAATAAAAACAAACGCAGACAAAGAAAGGCAAAGTATCGTGGACAAGGAAAATAAGAGATCAAACTTTTACCCAACAGGCGAGATAATAGATTATAGCTTGCCTCAATCATTTACTAAAGCATTAAAGGGTGCTTCATGTGGAGATTGTGGGCTTTATAGTAATGCTAGATCGTTTTGTGGTAGATGGGGTGCAAAAGGTGTTAAAGATACTTATGTATGCCACGAATGGAGAAAAAGGTTTTTTAAAAGATAGTTTTGTGATATTTATGCCACATGGCTAAATTTAAAGGTAGAACTGTAAAACTAAACAAACCCATGCGTGGGGACGTAAAGAAATTTAAAGTATTTGTAAAGAATAGAAAAACAGGCAGAGTAGTCAAAGTTAATTTTGGCGACAAGAAGCTATCTATTAAAAAAAATATTCCAGCAAGAAAACGTTCATTTATGGCAAGATTTAGACCAATACTTGCTAAAGCTAAAAGATCAGGAAAACAATTAAATACAACTCCTGTATATTGGGCAGTTAGATCATGGCAGAAAGGCTTTAAATTATAATGGATAAGATTGTTTATAAATTTTTTGGATTAATTGATAGCTGTTTTGCATGGATAGAAAGCAAATTTAAAAAAAAGAAAAAAAAATGAGAGATACTAAAGTTTTAGAATCTTTTAAAAAACATACTGAAAAAAAGCTTAAAGAGATGAATATATTTAAGAATCTTAAAAAAGAAGTTAATCATGGTGCTAATGGCACTCAACAGTATGTAATTAAAAAAGGAATTAACAAGGGCAAGATAGCTAAATAATATGGGTAGGATTATGAACTATTACTTTACA